ATTGGAACTATGATGGAGTAGGTTTCTTCCCACCACAACCCTTTAATAGTTGGACACTAAATGATACAACATATTTATGGGAGCCTCCTGTAGATTATCCATCAGATTATGATGGGATGAATTATACTTGGAATGAAACAAATAAAAGATGGGTTGAGACAACCGAATAAATAATAATGGAAAACAAAGGTAGAAACTAAATGGCATATATAGGAGCAGCACCAACCTATGGTGTATTTGATAGACAAGTATTGGCAGGTGATGGTACAACCACATCTTTCAATCTTGATCATATGGCCGTACCAACATCTTTGTTGGTCGTATTAGATGGTGTTGTACAAGAACCAGAATATTCATATTCAACTAATCTTGCTGCCGGACAACCAAAGATTACTTTTTCAGAAGCACCAGATAACGGTGGTAGAATCTCTATTGTATATCTTGGTAATGAGATTCTTACTGCAACTCCTGCCACTTCATCTACATTTATAGATGAGTTTAATGGTGATGGTTCTGATACCACATTTACATTGACAAGAACTCCTGCCGCAAACACTGCTGCAAACTTTGCTGTATTTGTAGATAATGTATATCAAAGATATGGTTCTTCATATGCATACACGGTTAATGGTGCAACATTAACATTTACTTCTGCTCCACCTTCTGGAACAAATAACATTCAATGTATTCAATTGAATGGTGTGAACACACTAAATACTATTGCAGATGGAACAGTTTCAGTTGCGAAAGTTCAACAGGGCGTATTCGACCAAGCAGAAGATGACGCAACAGCATTGGCAATTGCTTTAGGATAATATAGGAAAAAAACATGGCGAACACATTCAAGAATGCTGCACTGGCAAATGTAAGTAATAGTTCTTATCAGACATTATATACTACCCCTTCAGCAACACAAACAGTTATTTTAGGACTTGCAATTGCAAACAAGACAACGAATGCAGTTACAGTCCAAGTACAATTCAGAGATAGTTCTGCATCGGCAGACTTTCAATTACTAGATGGTGTAACCATCCCAGCAAACACAACACTAGAGACACTTGCTGGTCAGAAGTATATTCTTGAGGCTGCAGATATTCTCAAAGTAAAAGCAGGAACTGGTTCGGCACTAGATGTCGTTCTTGGTTTCATGGAAAAAGCATAAGGGAGTAATCTATGCCATATCTTGGAAGTACACCAAATGCTAGTTTCTCTTCAAGAACTAAACAAGACTTTACTGCAAACGGTAGTACAACAGCGTTCACATTAAGTAGTGCAGTTGCTTCCCCAAACGATATTGAAGTATTCGTAGGTAATGTTCGCCAAGAACCTACTGACGCTTATACCGTTAACGGAACAACTCTTACAATGTCTGCTGCACCAGCAAATGGAATTAACTTCTATGTCGTATTCAAACAACTAGAAGAGAACTCAGTCGTTCCTGCCGATGGAACTATCTCTACTGCAAAGTTAGTAGACAATTCTGTTACAACTGCCAAACTTGCATCAACAATAGCTCCTACGAACTTAGAAACAACAGCATCTACATTCAAGATGACTGACCTTAGTAGCAATGCGTTTTACCGTACTGGTACATTTACTCCATTTTATACTACAGGAGGCACGACAGTATCTTTTGAAAGCGATTGCTTTAGTCCTGCTTCTTACGCTATTCAATCAGGCAATTACGTTAGAATAGGCGACATGGTTCACGCATCTATATTTGTTAAAATAGATGAGTCAGCCGCAGGGTTTATTAATGGCGGTGCCACTGGAGAATATCTGGCATTTCAGGGATTACCATTTAAAGTAAAGAATACCACAAATTATTATCCAATGACTTCCACCGTTTATTTCAATGTTGACACTGCTAGTGGTTGGTCAAGTTACAATTGGGTTGGATTTGGGAGTCCAGATAAAAAGGATATTAAACTTTATTATTCAAGCGCCGGCGGAACTGTGTCTCCAGTAGATTCAATAAGTGTATATAGAGCAGCAGGCACTCACGATTCAGAAGTTATGTTGCAACTTACTTACGAAACAGACGAGGCTTAAAATGAGTATTACAGAACACAATAAAAATGAGCGTGACAGACTTCTTACTGCTTGCGATTGGTGGGCTAGTTCTGACCGTACAATGACAGACAAACAAACTGCTTACAGACAAGCGCTTCGTGATATAACAGACCATTCTAATTGGCCCAATTTATTAGCCACTGATTGGCCGAAAAAGCCGGAGTAGAAATATGGCATTAAGTAAAATACAATTATCTTCATCAACTGGTCGTAGGAATCTTCTTGATAACGGAGATATGCAAATTTTCCAAAGAGCCACCTCTGCAACTAATCCAGGCGGTGGATATGATACTGTTGATAGATGGAGAAGTTCTCAGAACAGTGGTGGATTGGGTAACTATAATGCTGAAAAATCTACTGACACTCCAGTTGGATTTGGTTCATCATATAAACTAACTAAAAGTGGTGCAACAACACAAGGTTCTGGTAATTCTGCATATCTTCAACAATACATAGAAGGACAAAACATACAACATTTACAATATGGTTCTTCAAATGCACAAAAATTAACTGCATCATTTCATGTTAAATCTAGTGTTACTGGAACTTATGGAGTTACTTTAAATGATGGAATGAATCAGAAAAGTAATGTTCAAACATTTACTATAAGTTCTGCTAATACTTGGGAATATAAGACAGTAACCTTTAGTGGTGACACTGCACAGGCAGTTCCAAACGATAATACGCCTGGACTTTCTTTAATATTTGCTCTAGGTGTTGGGAGTGATAGACAAACTTCATCCACAAACACATGGGTATCTGGAGATAAATTATCAACATCTTCTCAAACACAATGGACTCAAACAGATGGTGCAACTTTTTTCTTGACAGGCTGTCAGTTAGAAGTAGGTGAAACAGCAACAGAATTTGAACACTTGCCGTTCTCAGAACAACTTAATCGTTGTAAACGTCATTACTATCAAATAGTGCATGATAGTGCTAGAAGATTTGGGATAGATGGTTTATATTCAAGTGGCAGTGGTGCTGGATTAAATTGTATGTTTACACATCCAGTTCCAATGAGAGCAGGGCCAACTGTTACCCCAGGCAGTTCTATGACAGGCAACACAATATCGTTTAGTAATGATGAAAACTATATTTTTCTGTACACAGCTGGACACTCATCTGGAAGAGTTGGTGTAGAAGTGACTAGTGGAACAACCACAGTATCAGCGGAGATGTCATAATGAATGAATATAAAGATGCACAGTATTGTGAAAATGCTGAAACTAAAGATAATATTTGTATTAAAGTAAAAATTAATGGTAGTGAATTATATTCTTATGTACCACTTGATAGTGCGAATTCACACTATAAAGAGATGATGGAAATGGTAGATGCAAAAACACTAACTATTGCAGATGCAGACTAAATATGAAAAAGGAAACTAGATAATGCCGTTCATAGGACAAGAACCAATAACAGGCGCATTCCACAAGTTGGATGCTATCACAACATCACCAACAAACACATATAATTTGTTGTTGAACGGTGGTGCGTATTCGCCTGCAAGTGCAAATCATTTAATGGTTTCACTCAATGGTGTTATTCAGAGCCCCGGCTCTTCATTTACCATTTCTGGTTCACAGATTACATTCGTACCTTCAAGTGGTACTTTATCAAGTTCTGACAGTATCGACTTCATCATGGCATATGGTGATGTTCTTAATATTGGAACAGTAAGTGATGGAACAGTAAGTACAAATAAACTTACTAATAACGCAGTAACAACTGCAAAGATTGGTAGTGGTGCAGTGACAGATGCAAAGATTGCCGGAATGGCCGCATCAAAACTTACTGGTGCATTACCAGCAATTAGTGGTGCAGCATTGACAGGTATTTCATCCCCTACTAAGGACTATGCAAGAGTTACTTTCTCTGGGCCTAATGCTGCTCACAATACTGTAACAGTAATTACTCCAACATTACAAGCAGAATCAAATAATTTTACTATTGCAAATACTGCTCAAATTATACCAAGTGTTGCTGGAGATTATTTGGTTGTATACCAAGCAGGAATGAGTTTAACTTCATCTGGTGGATATACTCCAACATCATACATTTACAAAAACAATAGTGTCTGGGCATCGTTCAATGATATTAAAAATTATGCTGGTGGTTCTAATCTAGGGTTTCCTACTGCTGTCAGTATAGTGTCTATGAATGGTTCTTCAGATTATTTTAAGTTTGCAATATATACTAACTCTAGCGCAACTGGTACTAGTACTTATGGTACTGCCGTAATGATTAGAATAGCTGATTAGGGAAAGATAAAATGAATTTAGCAAGTAAAATAATGAAATTAGAGACTTCCTTAACCATTGATGATTTTCATCCAGAAACAGGAACAATTTTAATCATGTCAGAAAATGGTGTGGAGTCCATTGAAAAGTGGGAACACAAAACTGTAAGTCAACCATCAAAATCTGCAATTGATGGGATCAAAGATTCAACGATTACTGATGAACAAAACATTGCTGCTCTTCGTGCAGAAAGAAACGTCAAACTCGCAGAAACAGATTGGGTTGTCACTATGCACAAAGAGTTAGGAACAAACATTCCTACTGCATGGAAAACATACAGACAAGCATTAAGAGATATAACAGATGATGCAACATCGCTTGATGATGTTACATGGCCGGAGAAACCATAATGGCATTGATTAAAACAAGGTCTAGAGGAATTGCTGACAACGCTGTTGGCGTTTCTGCACTAGATT